TTCTAACAATTTCTTCTTGGTTATTTCTCATAGATTGAGTTGCATCATTACTTGCATTTTTTATTTTTGAATATGATTCATCGCTCATCAATCCAATTTTATTCATTCCCCAAGCAATTTTTTCAACAACAATTAAAAATCCATTGGACAACATCAAAAAGTTATCTTTCATTGTTAACAAAAACAATTTCAAAATATTTCCAACTTGTTGATAAGTTGTTTTGATGTATGCAAACATATATTCAAAGAAGGATGTTTTTTGCTTTACCCAATAAATAACCGCCACAATCGCCCCAATAAGCGCTCCAATACCAATAACAATCAATCCTATTGGATTCAATGACATTGCTATACTCCAAAGCCTTGTTGCAACTATTGCCGCATACATTTGAATTGTTGCCAATAGCATTCCACTTCTTAATAATGCAATTGCTGTTGTAGCAATTCCGATTACTGTTGGAGCAATGCCTACCCAAAAAGTATATAATTTCCAAGCCGCAATTCCTCCAAGAACTGCCATTGTCAAAGTTGATAATACTGGTATAAGAATTTTTGCATTGTCAACTATCCATCCAATAGCCATTGCTAATGCATCAAATATAATTCCAATTGTTCCTGCAAGAATTTGAATCATTGTTGATATTGCTCTTGTTACTTCCGCCATAACAGATTGAATTGTTGGCATATTATCAGCGAACCAAGCAACAACTTTTGCGAATACTGCAACAATGATTGGAGCAATTGTTTGAGTAAAATATATTATAATATTTGCAATTCCATTGAATACTGATTGAATATTCTCTTTTAGTTTGATAAGAGTTTCATTGTCTTTCATTTTTTCCATTTGAGCAACAAACATTGTGAATGCCATCTTTACCCTATCAAATGCGCCTCCAGTGATTTCTTGAACAAATGCCTTCACTTCATCTTTCATTGCTCCAAACATTCCAAGAAAAGTTTTTGATTGTTCAAGCATTGCACCTTGTCGCATTTTTCCAAGTCCATCAATTAACTTTGGCAAATATTCATCCGACATCAATTTGCCTTGAGCGCCCATATCCATCAACTCTTGTTTGCTTTTGCCAGTTGCTTGAGCCAATGCCTCCCATGCTGGCAATCCACGCTCTGCCAATTGTTGCATCTCTTCAGCACTGATTTTGCCCTTCATAGCCATCTGCCCAATGGCAACTCCAGCGCCTTCAAGTTTCTCTTGAATGTTTCCCCCACTTGCTGAAACTGCATCTCCAAGTTTTGTGAGATTATCCTTCAACTCATTTGCTGGCAATCCTGCATTCAATAGGCTCATTGAAACTTTTTCAATGCCAGCATATTCAAATGGAGTTTGCTTGGCAAATTCCTTCAAATCTGCAATCATTGCCTTTGCTTCTTCAGCACTTCCAAGAAGAGTTTTGAATGAGATTGTTGATTGCTCCAAATTGGCATTCAAAGATACTCCCCAAGCGCCAACTGCCCCAACTGCCACAATGGATGCACCCGCCGCAACTGCCGCTCCTTGAAGCCCAATCAAAGCCGCTTTTGATGATGCAATTGCTTCTGTGAATCCTCTCATATCCAACCTTAATCTTGCATATAATTCGCCAACATTCAAAGCCATTCATATTCCCCCTTTCCAACTTACCATGAAGCAACTGCATCAATGGCTTGTTTTTGATTGTGAGTTCCTCCGCCATTCTCATCAGATGAATTAACTTTCACATGAACATCTAACAAAGAGAAAAGTTTTCTTGGAGTACATCGCCAAAATATTTCTTCACTCATATTGAGAAACACTGTTCCGATATAATAAAACTCTGCCCAATTCCAAAATTCACCTTCAGAATGGGCTTCTGTTAGTTTTTTTCCGTTCCATCATTTTCTGGCAAAGCATTGACAAGCGCCCTCTGAATTGCATCTGCAATCTTCTGCATATCGTTCATATTGATAAGATTTCCAACTTCTTTTTCTGATGGAGCATCTTCATTGCAAAGTAGTCCAGCCCATACCATAGCACGAATTGCTTTTGCGCTCCCGCTCTCCATCTTTGCCAATAACTCATTGATGCTCCCATATTCTTCTTCAATCTCTGCAAATGCGTTCAAATCATAGCGCAATTCATAATCTATTCCGCCAAGTTCCAATGTTGCCTTATTTGCCTTAATACTGCTCAAATTGCTTTTTTTCATCTTAAATCCTCCCAAATTATATGAATATAAAAATAAGAGGCTGAAACTCCTCAATGAGCATTTGCCCATGAGAAGTCCAGCCTCATTTTGAAAAAATTTACATCTTACAACTTAACGATTATACCAAGTCAGCAAATGAAATTGCTGTTGCTGTTTCGTTGATGATAACATCCTTAATCTTGCCGCCATTGCCAGCAAATTGGAATTGAGTTGGAATTGCAATTCCACTAACTGAAACAACTGCATAATCTTCGCCTTTCAATTCATAATCCACTTTGGATGCTTTGCACTTATACAAGCGAACTTGAACATCCCCAGCATCAGTGTATTTGGATTGTGCTTGAAGAACAAAATATCTTGGCAAATCAGCGCCTCGCAAAGTATATGTTTGAGTTTCTGCTGTGCCAGTACCTCCAGCAATTACTCCTCCGCCAAGAAGGATGTTGAGCGCTTCAAGGCTCATAATTGCATTTGTGAAACTCCAACCGATATTATCAAGTTTTGTGTATCGGTCAAGAACAACTTCATCTCCTCGCAAATCCTTCTCAATGAAGGCTGGAGTGAGCGCCAATGTTTGAATACCCTTAATATCAACAACTGTTGGCTGTCCAGTTGTTGTTGAAACTGCAAAATCCGCATCGCTATCAACTTCAATTGGACAAATTTTCAAATCATTGATGCCCAAGATTTTTGTTTCTTTTGTGATTGCCATTCATATCAACTCCCTTTGTTTTTTATACATCCGATTGAGTATAGATGTTAAAGTTGACACTATACTCAAAAAGCCCATTCACATCTTTTCCAATACTTACTGGAGGATTGTTTGCTGTGATAAGCATTTTTCTTCCATTTATAAACAAGAAGCCATTTTCAGCAAAGTTTGTCATGGCATTAAATATCGCCCATATCATATAATTTGCTTGTGTCATGGATTCATCACGAACTAAAATTTGAATGCTTCTTGAGATATCTGGCATCCCAATATCATTCTTCCTGCCTCCAGTTTCAAAGATAGCAATCAAGTTGTTTGGAGTTGTAGGAAGATAATTCAAGAATATATTGTTTGCTGGATTGAATCCATTTTCATAATAGTTCCCATATTCAAGCCCATCCAAATATTTTGCAACATCTTTTATCAACAAAGCCCATCCCTCCTCTAACTCATTCCCCTTGATATTTCTTTGGCAATAAGTCTTAAAAGAGTTTGCCTTTGTTCATCGAATGTTCTCTCCAAATATTTTCCTCTTCGCCCATTTTGGAAGTTATATTCTGGATGCTCATGCAATCGAACTGCATATGGAGTGTCGAATGAAACAACTGCTTCAAGCCTTGATTCATCATGAGTGACTTTTCCGCTCTGAATCAATATTCCATCATCTTTTGGAGTTGTTTTAATTGTTTCAGTAAGCAAGAACTCTGCTCCAATTCGCAATGCCCGCATTGTTTCCGCTCTTGTTCCGCTTATAACATTACCATTCCACATTAGATTCACATTCATGACAACATCAACTCCAAATGTGATATACCATTCAAGCCAACAACTTGCATACACTCCGCAACAATGTATTTGTTGCCTTCATAGATGATTTTTGATTGTGGAGGAATGTTTGTGCCAAGAGTGAACAATGTTGCCTTGAATTGCTTTGTTTCCCTATCTTGTTGCCTATTTGAAACTCTTGTTGGCTCAAGTCTGCACTTTATCAAATATTCTCCATCTGTTGCATCAAAATTGAGAATGCATGAAGAATCAATTGTTGATATTTGCCCATATACTTGGCTTCCACTTGAATCAATGCCAAGATAAGCCTTCAGAATTACTCTTTGATTGAGCAGGAATTGAGGCACTCTCATATCATCCGAACTCCTCTATATAACATCCCTGCAATGAACAATGTTCTTCTGGCTCTTGGAGCAAGTGTTTTCATTGCACTTCCTTTATCTCCAAATGTTGCGCTGAATGTTCCAATTGATACACTCTTATATGCATTTTCATCCTTATCAATTTCGCCATATTCAATCATATATTCAACTTGCTGACAAGTTGCCTTTTGCGCCACTGTGGCTTGTTCTGCATCAGCAATCTCAATTCTGCCAAGTGTAATATAATCAATCAAATCTGAAGCCCTATCAAGCAAAATGTTTGCATTGGATGGAAGCGCTGATTGAGCAACTCCCAAATATGATGCCAGTTGCGCCAATGTTGCATAAGCCATCCCGCCTCAACTCCCTACTTTTTGTTGTTGGGCTTCTCTTCTTTTGCAACTTGAATGATTGGCTGTTTTGGCTCTGGCTTTTTTACCTCTGGCTGAACAATTTCAAAATCCTCATCTTTGTTCAAGCGCTCTGCCAATTTTTTATCATCAACTTGCCATGTAAGCCCTGTTTTTTTGTTCAAATATAATGCCAATGTTATCCCTCCCAAAAATATAAGCCTCCTTGCAACATTGCTTGGAGGCTCACTCATTTTTGATTATTAACCGATTAGGATTTTTTGCAATTCAAGATTGCCAAGCCAGTTGGTCGAACAACTTTTGCGCCATAGAGATGCAAGCCTTTTACTGCATCCGCAAATCTGTTTTCTGGTCGATATGCTTCAACTTGGCTAACTTGCTCCGCATAGGAGATAGCGCCACGATAGCCAGCCATTGCACGATAAACTGGAACTGTATCTGTGGATTTGCTGATGTTGTTAGATACAAGAATATCGAATCCTGCCGCTTTACCTACCATACCATTTGCCAATGTATCATCAGCATTTGTTGAGCCAGTTGCAACAAAGCGGTCATCCTTCAATAGCATACCATGTACCCATGCAGGAACAATCACCCAACGATTGCCAGCAGGAACATTGTTCTCATCAAGGATTACACTCAAATCAACAAGATACTCATAAGCATTGTCTTTATCTACAACCACGCCGCCCGCTCCGCCAATGCCA